CGATATACTGTTCCATCCGGTGAAACTATCTCAAACTCTTTGCCTTTTTGATGCTCAACCGCCGAATAAGGAACACCAACAAGTGTCTCGTCATACAATCTCCAACCATGAGCTTGATACACTTCACCGCTGAATACTGGCATCATTGATTGTTTTACCAAGCCATGCTCCACGCAAAAACGATTGAGATTGGTAATGTCATATACCTCACCTGTAGGTGATATAATCTTACCCCAGTATTTTGCTAACTGCTCTCCAACCTTACGTTTAGATTCCTTTGTATGACAAGTTCGATGAAATTTATCTAGCATTTCTGGAGAAGAAGCTATAGCCTTCATCTTCTCTATATGCTCTGGACGTTGCCAAATAGCTTTAGAGATATCAGACTGTTTTTGCCTTGTCTCAGGGTTTTCGTATCTTTTTCTCTGTGCTTCCGATTGTTTTCGTCTTGTTTTCTCTGGATCTTTGCTTGGATAACCTTCCCGTGAGATAGCTTTGCTGCAAAGGTTATAACACATATCACCAGAGTCATAATATTGTTTGATATATTCCTCTTCAACCAGCAAACGCTCTTCTTTGGTTTTTCCTTCGGTAACTTCGATTACCTCAAACACGAAAGCTTCTTCACCAGATTTATTATAATCTGCTTGTAAAAACTTATTACTATGTTTTTGGTTGCGTAACGAAGAAGTATGTTGGCTCCAACGAACTTTGAAAAGTTTCGCAGAACCAACATATATCCTACCATTTACCTTGTTTGTGATTTTATAGATTCCAGATTTGAGTGAATGACCTTCGTACTTATATTCCATAAAACGTTACCTCTACTATTAGTATATAGCAAAGAGGTAACGTTTTATAAACTAGATACTAACCCCGGACGGTAAAACAACGAAATCCATAACAATGTATTCAACTGCTCTTGTTGGAAGCACTCGAATTTGTGCATTCATACGGTTGCTGTTCACATCTTCAGTTGTATTGTTGCGTTCATCGCAGATAATTGCAAACTGTTCAATACCTTGTTGTGATTGAACGGTTGCAAGCACCAAACTTGCTTCATTGATGAAACGTGTACGAAGAGCTGGTGTGTTTTGTTCAAACAACAAACGGTTACCAATTGCAACAATTTGACGTTTGATTTCAAGTACCATGCGTTTGACGTTAATGCTTTCCAAAGCATCTGATGCAAGTTGCAATGTGTTTTGTGAGAAAAACACATAGTTTGCACCGGGGAATTTGACAATTGGGTTGATGTTTGCATCATACATTGTGTTACGATCTGTTTGATTAAGTCTGATTGCAGTGTTAATAACAAAGTTCAAACTTCCACGATCAAATCCTGCTGGTGCAAACCAAGGGAACTTAACACGGTCGTTGTAAGACAATGCAGATACCGCAGCAACTGATGCAGGAACAGTTACTCTACGTCCATTAATTGTATCATCTATAACAATGCTTGGGAAATAAGCAGCACCAGCATTGTTATCTAATGCACGGTTAATAAATGCATTTGCTGTTTTGTTGATGGAAATAAATCTATTTGATTCACCATCAAAAATTCGCACATCATCTTTGTCATATGGTTGAATGTCAAGAAGATAAAAACTCAAACCATATGCTACGTTTTTTTCTAGTGCGTAATTTGTAACTAATGGATCACGTTGACCGGGAACCGCCAAAATGTTGTTGTTCGCAATACTTGTGTTTGTTGCAATATCAAGTGCTGTGCGATAAGCAATAACGTTTTGGTTTGACGAACCAACGCCAGTATAGTTGGTTGCTGTTGGAGCACCGGGAGATACATAGCTTGCGTTAGCAAGACCATAAACTCCACCTGCACCAACTTCGGTTGAAGTTGATTGATCTGTAAAACGAGATGCTTGTTTGTCAAAAATATTCACACCATCCCAACCACCTTGCATAAATGTTGTAAATTTAGCGTAATTTGAGAAGTTGTTAAATGTTGTTGCTGAACTGCTGTTTAACAAACTTGCAAGTGTAATACGGTTGCTGAAGTTTGAAGCAACATAAGTTGCTGGATCAACTGTTGCGTTGCGGAGATATGCAGCATCACGCATAAGTGCTGCTGGTGTGCTGGAATTAACTGCTGAAATTGTTGTTACATTCAAAGCAACTTTAGCAAGTGAAAATTTATTGTTGTTTAACAAATCATTTGCAGATCCTGTTGTAAGCACTTCCATTTTTTGAATGCCAGAAAACTTAGCAACGTTTTCAACAATTTGGTTTATTTCAGTGTTTACGTTAACGTTCAACACGTTATTATTGTTACGTTCAAACTTAACACCCCAATAAAGTCTTCCATCAAGCACTGTTTGTGAACTTGGAGCACCAAACACTGTGCCAGATGCAGTCAATGGGTTACGTGTTATTGTAAAACGATATGGAATGGGTGGAACAATTGAACCAGAAAGAGTTGAACCGCCGGGAACAGCACTTGAAGATACACCAGTAATCCTTGTTTGGTTTAGGGCTACAGAACCAGTTTGGTCAGTTAAAGCTACGTTTGTTAATAGCATTTGGTGACCACGGAAACCGAATGGAAGAGCTTGTGGAGGAACTTCTCCAGCGTCTAGTTGAGTGCTTGGAATAACACGAATAAACTTGCTTTTGTTCCCATATTTTCCTTGAATTACAAGGTTGCGGTCATCAGCTTCAATAGCGTCAAAATTAAAGCTTGTACGCTTGTCACCAATTGCTTTTACAATGTAATTGTCACTGTTTGGATCAAATGATAGATTATTGAATGATTCAAGAATTTGTGGTTCAGCATCACTGTCATTAAATACTCTTACTTGAAGAGTAAATGATCCATAGCTGTTGTTTGGATTTGTTGATGCTTGCAAGTTTGCAATACTAACTTTATATTTGTTATTTGCGAATGCACCATCATCACGGCTTTCTACTTGGAACAAGTCATATTCAATACCACCAAAAGGCTGTGAAATAAAGAATGGTGTTTTTGGTGTTGTGTAACGTGTATCAAATCTACCAAATGCTCTACCAAAATCAATACCTACTGAGTTGGTATTCGCTGCACCAGAAAGAACAGCAACAGTATTAACCCCAAAACTTGCAGAAAGAGTTGCAACTTCTGCATCTACAGGATAATGGATATAAAGAAGATGTTTTGTTGATTCAAAGCTTTCTGGATTTGTGTTTAACATTTTTCCAACATACTTGTCGGATGTTGGATCAAGAGAAGCAGAATAAATTTTTAATCCAGCAAAACCATCATCTGAAGCAAAAGAACTACCAGCAGATGAAGAAACCACAAGTTTAAACAACCCTTGCATATTTCCTGCTTGTGAAGTTCCAACTGCTGCGGCTTCATAAGTACCATTACCAGCAGCAACGGCTGTAGGATCATACACCCCACCAGAATCAACGGCTCCGCTCAACACAAGAATTCTAGTGTCTGGTGTTGTAAACAACACAGCACGAACAAGATTTACCGAATCATTATCTGCTGTGAAACCATTTACAGTATAGCTATCATTGTTTGTAAACATTGGATAGCCAAACACTTCATTGTTCTGAACAAAGTGTTTTGCAACAAGAAATTGTACACGACCTTGTAATGCACCAGAAGCAAACACTGTACCATTACCAACAACTTGCATACCAGCATTAACAACTGTACCGTTGGTTTCAGTTTGTGAAATATCAACAGAGCTACTATTAGCTCCTGCTCCAAGAACACGAATAAAGTTACAAGAAGCTACTTCACTACCTTTGGCTTCAAAAAATTTTTGTACAGCGTATGTTCCTACATACTTTGAATTAACATCACCAAATTTATCACTAAAATCAGTGTAACTGCCAATAGTAATTGGTGTAAAGGCTGGGCCTCTTTCAGAAGGACCAATAACTGTTGCTGGTGTTCCACCAACAGGAATTGTACGTTGAGTTAAATCGAACTCTCTATCAAAATAGTTCGGCGCTTTTAAAACGGTTTCTGGCATGATTTTTCCTCACTTTTATTTTTTTAATCGTTTGGTTAATAAATAGCGATAGAAAACCGTATTACCTTTTAACCCTTGTTATCAATGAAAAAATCGTATAAAGCTTGTTGATCTGAAGCTGTGTATACTGTTTCTCCTTGTTTTTGATTGTATGCCATTTGCTTGACATACTTTGTTTGTGTTGTTTGTGTTGTTGGATCTTTATATGTTTTTTCAAACAGTATTTTTTCTTGTTCGGTTGGTTTTTGAGCTGTTAAAGGATTTTCTTCAATATCTGTTAACACAAAAGGATTGGTAAGAGTTGGATCAATTTTTGTACCTTCATATTGTTTGATGTCATTTTCATTATAAACGTTACCTTGAGCAACATATGTTTCAAATGAAATGTTAATATTCGACAAATAACGTTTGAATGGAACTCTTTGACCGGGACCAGAAGGAGCCAAAATATAACCTCTTACAGTCATGTTAAAACTATATTTGGTTAATCTTTCGGCGTCAGTAATATCATCATAATTGTCTTGAGCATTTAATCCAGAATCAACAGTTGCTGCAAACCAATAACCTTTTTCTGTTTTTAAATAAAAACCTTTGCCGGGAGCAATTTGATTTGCTAGAATTGTTTCTAACATGTAGTTCATATGTTGTGTATAATTTGACCACAACGAAATTTCATATGTTGCTGTATAAAATTGTGGAAAAGGAATTGC